CTATGACCTGCTCGCCATGATCAACGCGAACCTGTGCGCGATGGGCTCCGGGAAGAAGGCGAAGAAGCCGAAAACCTACAAGAGGCCAGGCGACAATGACAAGAAGAAGATCGGAAAGAACGCGCTCCCGGCTGCAGAGCTGAGGGAGTGGTTTGAGAATAAACGTAAACAACACAAATAACGCGGGAGGTGAATTCGGTGGCAATGGTTGAAGTCGCACAAGCTGCGGTAACGATCATCCCAACCCTGAAAGGTGCCCAGCAGACGATCACGAAAGAACTGACCAACTCCGCGGAGCCTGCTGCGGAGAAAGTCGGCAAATCGTCCGGCACCAAGTTCGCCTCCAAGTTCGGCAGCGCAGTGTCTGCCGGCGCGAAGACGATCGCGAAGGCCGTCACGGCGTCCGTGGCCACTGTCGGCGCCCTGTCGGCGTCTTTCTACAAAGCCGCCAAGGCGACAGCCGAGTTCGGTGATCATATCGACAAAATGTCCCAGAAGATGGGGATTTCATCGAACGCCTATCAGGAATGGGATTTCATAGCGCAGCACTCCGGGACGAGCATGGACAGTCTGAAGACCGCGATGGTCAAGCTGTCCACGGCTGCGACGAACGGATCTGACGCTTTTGCGGCGCTGGGAATCTCCGCAGAGGAAGCCCAGAGCATGAGCCGGGAGGAACTCTGGAACAAGACGATCACCGCGCTGACGGGGGTCAAAGATGAGACGGAGAGGGCCCGGCTTGCCCAGGAGCTCTTTGGCAAGGGCGCGACCGAAATGGGCGCTCTGCTGAACATGTCGGCGGAAGAGATCGACGCCATGCGTCAGCAGGCCCACGACCTCGGAATCGTCATGTCTGAAGAGGACGTGAAAGCAGCTGCGGCCTTCCAGGATTCTCTGCAGAACATGCAGCAGAGCTTCCAGGGACTCAAAAACCGGATGACCGCTGAATTCCTGCCCGGGATCACGACCATAATGGACGGCCTGACGCAGATCTTCTCCGGAGACGGCGAGGGCGGCGTCGCGAAGATCAAGGAAGGCGTCGCGAGCATTTCCGCAAAAATCACGGAGATTCTGCCGGAACTGGTAAAGACCGGCGGCGAGATCCTGAAGTCCATCATGGACGCGATCACGGAGAACCTGCCTCTTCTGATGCCGCTGGCGTCGGATATTATTACTAACCTCGCGACGCACATCGTCACCGCGCTCCCGACGCTCCTGGACACGGGTCTTTCGATCTTGACGGAGCTGGTCAACGGAATCGTCGAAAACGGACCGGCGATGATGCAGCAGGCGACTGTTGTCCTGACGAACTTCATGACCAGCCTGAGCGAGAGACTGCCGGAGCTGCTGACAGCAGCTGCCGACATGGTCGCGATGCTTGTGACGGGCATCATTGACAACGCCCCGACGCTGGTTACTGGCGCGATTGAGGCTATTTCCAACTTTGTAACCGGCATTCTTGACAATCTGCCGGACATCCTCAGCAAGGGCGCCGAGATTGTCGGTGCGCTGCTGGACGGCATCATTCAGAACGCTCCGCAGATCCTGGAAACGATCAGCGGCAGCATGGGCGACATTATCACCGCGGTGAGTGACGCGATCGCTACCATCCTGGAAGCGCTTACGCCGTATATCCCTTCAATCACTGAGCTTGTTGAGAAAACGGTCGAGAAACTGCCGGACATCATCACGGCGTTCACCGGGCTGGCCGATGCGATCTCCAGCGCGATCACGTCCATCGTCGAGGCGATCGCGCCGTATATCCCGGACATCACGAAGATGGTCGAGACGACCGTCTCCAAGATCCCGGAGATCATTGACGCCTTCTCTGACCTGCTGGCGAAGATCGGGCCGATCATCGACTCCATCGGCGACGCGATCGCGAAGATCGGGACCGCGCTCTCAGATGTCGTCACCAGCCTGGGCGGAAGCATCGCGACGGTTGTCGATTCGTTCTCCGGCCTGCTGACGTCCCTGGAAGGACCGATCACGGCTGTCGGGTCTCTGATCGAATCCATCGGCACGGCCATCGGGACCGTCGTGGAGGCCGTCGGAAACTGTGTTGCGTCCATCAATGAATCGTTCGCGAAGGTCTTGGACAGCCTCAAAGGCGTCATTGACTCCATCGGTGAAGGCGCCGTCAAGGCCGGCCAGGGCTTCAGTGTGCTGGCGGACGCGATCATTAAGCTGGTCAATCAGACCGGCTTCTTCGACCTGGCTGCAACCCTGACCGCTGTCGCGAGCGCTGTCGGGAGCATTGCCGACACAGGACGGAAGGCCGGCGACGCTTATGGGAATCTCGAGAAGCTGGTTGGCGCCATGTCCGCGATGGCGAATGCTGACATCGGATCCATCGCGACGGAACTGCAGAAGGTCGGCGATCAGCTCTACATCGTCACGCTCTACACGCCGACGGTTAACGACCTGAAGACGGCGCTGGACAACCTGAACAAGGTCAAAATGACGGACCTTGTGTCTCAGCTGGACAATGCAGGAAAGAAGTTCGATGATTCGACCAAAAAGGGAATTGAAGGATTCACAAACCTGCAGAAGACCATTGCCGACAAGATGAAGGCAGCTGCGTCTGATGTCAGTTCAAAACTGACCGACATCAGCAGCTCGTTCACGTCGAAGCTGGCGGCAATCAAGACAAGCGTCACAAATGACTTCACCTCGATTGTGAACACGATCACCAACAAGATGAGTGCCATGACGTCCGCTATCTCCACAGAGGCCAATGGCTGGAAGTCGATTGTTGAAGGGGCAGTAAATGCAGTTAAGGGCGTCTTTGCCGGCGCTAATCCCTGGGGATTCGTCGACATGCCTTCGCTTTCGCTCAACTGGGCGGAAGAAGTCAAGGCGGCAATCAAGTCCGTCAAGGATCAGTTCGGCGGTGGCTTCTCCTGGGGAGTGCCCGAGCTGCGGATCCCGATCAAGCTTCCCCGGTACAAGGTGGACGGCAAATGGGAGTTTGACCAGGAAGGCAACATCTCGCACACGCCGCGGATCTATGTCGAATGGTATAAGAAAGCGGCAGAGATGGGCGCTCTGTTCAATGAGCCCAGGATCATCGGTGTCGGTGATGCTTCACAGCCTGAGCTGCTGATCGGCGAGGATACGCTCTATAAGCAGATCAGGGCGGCCGTCGGCGAGGTCAACGGCATCAACCAGAACCTGACAATCAACGCGCCGCAGGGCCTCGACGCAGCTGAGACGGCCCGGCTGGTCCGGAACCAGACGCGTCAGCTGCTTGCGCGGATGAAAGGTGGGTTATAAGCCATGATCAAACGCAGCGCGACTTTCACCAATGTCGACGATAATATCAACCTGATCGTCAACGACCTGTCGCCGGATATCGTGATCAGTTCCATTGACGGTATCTACGAATTCGTCGGCGAGGTCATGACTTCGCCGTATTCGCAGACATCAGGTGACAGGTACAAGACGACCAGGGCGCCGAAGCGGAATATCGTCGTTGAGGGCATCATCTATAACAATTTCTATGAGAACCGCCAGCTGATGTACCGGGTCTTCCGGCTCGGCTCAGTTGGCAGGTTTTGCTATTCGGAAAACGGCAGAGACAACCGGTACGCAGATTACTATGTCGAATCAATTGACATCGACCAGGACGCCTACCGGGGAGCCTATCAGATATCGCTGATCTGTCCGGATCCGTTCTTCTATGACGCCAGTCCGAAAAACATCGATCTGGCGGCATGGGTGCCTGACTTCGAGTTTATCCACGAATTTGACGAAGACGGCGAAGATCTCGGCCACCGCGAGACAAGCATGATTCAGGAGATCGAAAACCTGAACGGCGTGGACGGCATCGGCCTGAAGATCACATTCACGGCGACCGGCAACGTGACGAATCCGTATATCTACTTGTATGAGACCGGCGAGCAGATCAAGATCGGCACGACGGCGAACCCGTACACGCTGACCAGCACGAAGACGGTCGAGATCGAGACGACAACCGGCAAAAAGAACATCGTCCAGATCTCGAACAATGTCACGACCAGGATCAACGAGTATCTCGATCCTGACAGCGTGTTCTTCCAGCTGCGGGCCGGCATCAATACGATCGGTTATAATGCCGCCAGTGGTGTGGAGAACCTTAACGTTCATATCGAGTACAAAATGAGGTACTTAGGAGTATGAGTGTAGAAATCAGGATTTACAATCCATCGCTGCAGCTCCAGGGCGTCATTGATGAATTCTCCAGCCTGATCTGGATCCGGCGATACCAGGAGCCCGGGGAATTTGAACTCCGGACGCCATATGCCGCTGAATCGAAGCAGCTGCTGATTCCGGAGAACATCGTCCAGCGATTTGACGGCGGGCCGGTCATTGACGCCGGCGTTATTGAGTCCATCGTGATGACGGAAGACGAGATCACCGTGAAGGGCCGGTTTCTTGAATCGTACCTGGACCGCCGGCTGATCAAAGATACGACGTATTACTCCGGCAACGCGGAGGATTCCATGCGATCGATCATCTCGAATATGGCATCGATCCCGCTGCTGGAGCTGGGCACTGATCACGGTCTGACGGAGACACTGGAGTTCCAGGCGACCTATAAGTCCGTGCTGAACATCATTCAGAAGGTCTGCAAGGCGACCACGCTGGGCTTCCGGATCCGCCCGGACTTCTCAGTGCGGAAGATGTATTTCGAGGTCTACAAGGGCGTCGACAGAACGGCCAGCAATGCGCCGAAGGTCATCTTCTCCGAGACCTATGACAACCTGCTGAAGGAACAGTACAGTTATGATTCCACGAACCTGAAAACGAAGGTATTCGTCACCCAGGTGATCAATGACGTCCGGGTGGTTTACTCTGTCGGCAGCGGCACCGGCCTCAGCCTCCGCGAGTTCCATCTCGGGACAAGCGTGGACACGGATGGCCGGTCGTCAGCTGAGATCGAGGAATCCATGAAGACCCAGGGCCAGCGGGCGCTGGAGAGCAAGATCGTCAATGAAAGCTTCACCTTCGCCACGGACGCGGAGACGCCGTTCAAGTATCGAACTGATTACGATATCGGCGACCTGGTACATATTAAACATATCGCCTGGAACATCGACATTCAGCTCCGGATCACGGAGATCGAGGAAGATGACGAAAGCGAAGGCGCGGAGATCTATCTGACTTGTGGGTCGCCGCTTCCGGAAATAATGGACTTTTTAGAGGAGGGTTAACATGTCGGCATACGCGAAGAATTACGGTTATTTTTTCAACAGCAACAGCGGTGACCGGACCTACAATGCGGAAAGCTTTGAGGAATGGCTGAAGCCGTTCTTCATCAGCGGCGTCTTCAATGGTGAGCTGCAGGTGCTGGCGCAGACGACGCCGGACATGACCGTGAAAGTCACGGCCGGGCATGCGAACCTTGACGGCAAGGCGGCGACGTGGGATTCCGAGAACACCATGCAGCTGAGCGTGGCCTCCGGCGTCTATGACAGGATCGACACCATCGTCCTGCGCCGGGATAACGTGAACCGGACGATCTCCATCGAAGTCGTGACCGGCACGGCCTCCGCGGACCCGCAGCCGACCGCACCCACACGGACCGCGAACACCTTTGAGCTGGTACTGGCGCAGATCCTGGTCGGCACCGGCGTGACGGCGATCACCCAGGCGAACATCACGGACACCCGGATGGATTCCGATGTCTGCGGCTATGTGGCCGCAACCGTGGACCAGATCGATTTTGACCAGATCTATGCGCAGTATGAAGCCTGGCAGGAAGATACGCAGGACTATTTCACTGACTGGTTCGAGGCGATTCGTGGGCAGCTGGATGAGGACGCTGCCGGGCATCTGCAGAACGAAGTTGACGATCTGCAGGATCAGATTGATCTCATGGATGGCCGCATAAAAAATCATTTAATTGATTCGGCGACTTATGCAAGTTCACTCCTGGTAACAAATTCACTTTATAAAGAGTTTTGGTATGGAGATAATTGTGGTAGCGACTTAAGAGACGGCCCTACGGTATTGAACGTACCGTGGGAATTGACTGTTGGATGCCTTGGTACAGATTTGAATTATCAATATCAAGAGCTTAGGATATATACAGATAATGATTCTGGCCATGGTAACAATATTTATCGTAGACAAAAATATTATTATGGTCCGAATGATTATCGTTGGACAACTTGGGTATCTACTAATAACAGAATTGATGTGTTAAACAGCAATATTGAGAACCTTG